TAACTTATTTGGGATACTAGGAATATAATAAATGATTAAACATATTATAAATGGTGTGGCATTTACGTGTACCTTTGATGCGATTGAGTATAGAGAACACTTAGATGCGCACTATATTAAAGTAGTATGGAGAACACTATGACTAAAGAATTCAACTGGCCTAGAATACATAAGTATGAAGAAAACTTTGAACGTAATATCATAGACAGTGTTTATGAATATATATTTCAGTATTATGGTATTGAAGAAATCGAACAACTTACTGAAGAACAAATTTCACAAATTGAAGAGTTTAAAAGTGAGCTGAACGAATATAGTGTATTACAAATAGGTTTTAGTGATTTACTAATGCACTGTGAGGATTTATAATGTGGGTACTTGTCTTTATATATTTTTATGAAACAGTACCGTACGTGGAAAAAGTAACTGTTGCTGATACAATGGAGAATTGTTTTCTAGCAAGAGAAGCACTCAGTGAATACCACGGTAAAGGTGGCGGTTATTTTGATACAGGTACACAAGCAGTTTGTATTAAATTAAAAGAAAATAATGTATAATAGTTGTTTACATTTGTTTTAATATGTGCTATAATACACATAGAAACAATAAAATAAGGATTATATTATGAATACATTAAATGAAAAAATTATATTAACAGACTGCGATGGCGTCTTAGTAGATTGGCTATACTCATTCGGTAGATGGATGAAAGAAGAACATGGAATCAGTGGTGTAAGCCCTGATGAATATGATCTTGGTAAGGCAATGGGAATGTCTGTACCTGAAGCTAAGAAGTATGTTGAGGCATTTAACTTATCTTCAGCAATTGGTTATATGAAACCAGAACGTGATGCAATTAAGTATGTACGCAAGTTACATGAAGAGCATGGATATGTTTTCCATTGTATTACAAGTATGAATACTAACGAGTCTGCATATAAAGCTCGTAAGTATAATCTTGATCAACTATTTGGTCCAACAGCATTTGAAAGTTTAGTATCTCTACCATGTGGTGCAGATAAAGATGATGCTTTGTTAAAGTATAAAGATACTGGATGTTGGTGGATCGAAGATAAACCAGAGAATATTATCACTGGTTCTAATATGGGTCTTAACTGTATTATGATTGAACACCCTTTCAATAGAAATCGTGAAGATGCAAAATCTGTATCTAAATCAGCTAAAAACTGGAAAGAAATCTATAAATACATTACAGAAGGTTACATATAGGAAAAAACCATGAGTGATATATTTGATTTCGGCTTTACTGCAGTCACTGAGGATGAATTAGAATATTCTCAGAAAGCTGTAGCTAAAGCAACTCAAGCAGTTGATGAAGCTAATTCTGTACAAGAAAGATTAGATAATCTTTACAACTCAGTCATACCACTTCTTACTAATCTAAAAAAGAATCCAGAGAAAGATTACATTCTCTGGCCAAATCGTTTAGATAAGGTAGAACAATTTGAAACAATGATTACTAAAATCTATAGAGGTTAATATGAAAATTGAAATTGGAAAATCTTACGAGATAACAGCAAGCTGGAAAAAAAGTTTATACGAAATAGAAATGTTTAAACATAAAGACGGACGTGCTTTAAATACTGAAATTTGTTGGCGCAATGGTACGTTTATTGTGCATATTGAAAATGAGATAGAACAATTGGATTTACAAGATTGTATCTATGATGAAGAAACTAATAACGAACCAGATGATTGGGATTACGAGAGTTATAATAATGTTGAACTTCAGGATTCATATGACGGTTGCTCTGAGGACTTTGTACACTTTGGTAATCACTTTACTGAAGATGAACAACAAGCATTAGATGAAGAGTATGAAAAAAACTTAGAAGATGATTGGCTTAGTAGATTTGAATGGTTAGAAAATACACACGGTTTTGAAAGCCTTGGTTGTAACTGGCAAATATTCGGTGGTATTGACGTTAAAGAGTTTATTGAGGAATAGAAATGCTTCTAACGTCAATAGTAATTGGATTAATATGGTCACAAGTCATATCACACTTTGGTGCTTCCATATTATTACATAGATATTATTGTCACAAACAATTTAAAGTGCCTGGGTGGTTTGAGACAATGGGATTAGCAATGCTAATGATAGCATGTATTAGAACACCTATTGGTTGGATTGCATCTCATAGAATGCATCATACTCATAGTGATGGACCTGAAGACCCTCATGCTCCTAAACATGTAGGTTATTTAAAAGTATTAACCACAACTTGGACGATACCAACAATACCTATAAAGTATGCAAGAGACTTATATAAAAATCCAAAATTAGTATTCTGTCATAATCATTGGCTTAAAATATTAATTTCTGTTTGGGCTATATCTTACATCATCTCTCCATATTTCTTTATATCATTTGCTCTTGTACCGTTTATCTTTGCTAAGATTGGATTTGGTTTATTAAATACTGTAGGTCATAGTAATGGTCCTTCAAATGTACCATGGTTAAATTTATTTATTGCAGGTGAAGGATATCATAAAAATCATCATGATAACTTTAAAAAAATAAGACTACATAGATATGATACAGCAGGATGGATTGCTGAAAGATTATTTGTTAAAGGAAAATAGATGAAGAAAAATCAATTACCAACAATTATGAAATTGAATATTAATATTGATTTGGATAAACTAAGAAAAAACTGCGATATGCTTCACGGCGAAGATAAGTTTGTTGATGTAAGAACAGCTAATCCTGGCCTATGTATGAATCATGAAGACCTTGTAAAAGATGTCTATGATAATTTTGAACAGATTAATCTTACAACGCCATCTGAAGTATTACCTCATACATCATCTATTAAAGAAAGATTAAGACGCAGAGAAGAACATTTATATAATGTACCTACAGATGATTATAGTTATTCTTACATTGAAAAAGTAGTAACACAATGTAAAGCGCCGGCAAGTCGTATTCGTATTACTAAACTTGCACCAGGTAAAACCATTCCATTCCATGTAGACTATGATGTATCATATGCAGTAAGGTGTATTGTACCAATATATGGAGACAGTAATACTATTAATTTATTTAAACGTGACGGCAAGTTAGAAGCATATAATCTGAAGTGTGGTAATGCATATTTTCTAAATATAGGGTATCCTCATGCAGTTGTAAATATGAGTGATAAGCCACGTATTGCTTTAATGTTTAGTTTGGATGGTACAGATGACTTGCGATAGTAACCAGTATTATAATAGATCACACCTTTGGCCTATTGCACGTGAAGTACAAGTAAAGGGTCATAAAATATTTTACGATCAAGAATTTACAGAGCAATCTTATATTGACTATATGAAAGGCTTTGGAGAACTTGAACGACATGAGTTGTTTATGAATTCAAAGGAAGTGCCAGAACTTTTTTATGTTACTGATAAACGAGATGACTCTGGTAAGAAAATTGGTATGTTCGGTGGTGGTGAATTAGGATGGCATTCTAATGGTAATAGCAGGAACAAAATAGATAAGATATTAATCAGCCTTTATTGTGTAGAAGGTGATCCTAATACTACATTATCTATATGTAATACCTCAGATCCTTTCTATGACTTATCTGAAGAGGATCAAGAGTATTTTAAAAATGTAAGAATACGTCTTAAATTTAAAAACAATACAATGTATGCGTTAGATGATGAAGATCCAGAACTTGAGTTTATGAGTAAGAACAAAGGTTCTATTCGACCACTAGTTGGTAGACATCCTCATACAGATAAGTATTACTTTTACTTTCCATATCATTTTATATGTAAAGCATGGCTTGGAACAACTCGCATAGACCATAATGAACTTATAGAAAGATTAAAGCCTATTATCTTTCAGAGCAAGTATCAGACACATCATATCTTCCAAAAAGGTGATATGCTTTTAATGGATCAATTGACTTCTCTGCACAGACGAACACCTGTGATGGGAGACCGTATGTTATGGAGAGCTGCCGGTGACTATTCGAAAATCTGAATTAAGAAACTTCCCATATGTAAATGTACCTCGTTTTAAAGCTGTAGAAATATTACTATTAGCTCAGACAGTAGCAGATACATATTTTAGCAGAGGTTCTGGACAAGCAACCAGAGAATTGGATCACGTCGAATCTACTCATAGGCATTGGGTAAGCCCTATGATTGATCTATCAGATTTTCCATATTGTTATTATACTCACGGAGCAACAGACGCTATACATCATTGGTCACTTACGGAAAATAGAAAGTGGCAGATACCTAAAGGTGAATATGAATATGCTAATATGATTGGTGGAAAAGGTACAAAGGTTTTAGATCAACCTTTATATCTTTCTAATCCTTCTGCAGCAACAGGTAATATATTACATTCTGATGCTGAACAGCCTGTGATACTTGATTGTACATATGTTAGTTCAACTGATATAAAAACTATTAATATACCTAAACGTACAGAACAGGTATTCTTTTCTTTCTCTAAAGGGTTTGGTCTAGTTGGTCAAAGATTAGGCTTAGTTTATACAAAAGAACCGCATCCAACATTACACAGATTAAAAGAATATGAGAACTGGAACTATGGTGGTGTTAGAACTATGCAATTAATAATGAATAACTTTTCTGTGGATACCATGTACAATAAGTATAGAGATAAACAGTTGGAGTTATGTAAAGAATATGATTTAACACCATCAGATGTCTTTTACTTAGCTACTACCACAGATAGATATTATACAAGACGGAGACGAGTTGATGATGTTGCTCGTATATGTTTAACACCTTTATTTGATGATATGATATGAAATTAAATTTAAAAGATTATGTACAAAGAATACAGCTTATATCTTCCAAACAAGCCGATCAAACAATAAAAGAATTAGATCAGACAAACTGGAAAGATTTTAATTATGCTGGCCCTGAGAATATTTGTGTTCAAGATAATCCTTCATTACCATATCAAGTTACAGAAGCAGATTTTCCTAATTTAAGTGATATTATATCCAAGGCAGTAGACAGTTATATCAATGTATTCTTAAAAGATTTACCTTGGTTTTCATATTGGAATGGAAAAACAAGGTTTTTTTGGATAAAGTATCCTGCTGGCTCTGACGGCATGGGAGTTCATGCTGATCATGTTAGAAATATATTTGATGGTACAAGGAGAGGTATACCGACACTTACTGTTCTAGGTGCATTAAATGATAACTATGAAGGCGGCGAATTAGAGTTTTGGGAAGAGGAAAAGATTAAATTAAAAGCAGGTGAAGCATTAATATTTCCATCTAACTTTTTATATCCTCATCAGGTTCTTCCTATTACAAAAGGTAATAGATATAGTTTTGCGGTATGGATATGGTAGATATTCCATGGCCAGATTTAGGATCTTTTAGTCAAGAGAATGTAAAAGTTCCTCTAAAGGAAGATTATAAATTTGAAGATATGTGGTACTTAGATACTAAAGCGGCTTCACCAATATTTAAAACTCAAGCTGATATAATTACATCAAATCAATCTAAAGGTATTGTCGATGTTGGTTGTAGACATGGTCCAGTATTAGATTATCTAACACACGATTTTAAATATATGGGCTTTGATACATCTCAAGAACCTATAGATATTGCTAGAAACAATTGGAAAGATCATAGTAATATAGAATTTAGATGTGAAAGCTGGAATGACACTGAAGTGTTTCTTGTAGATTTTGATGTTGATATGGTTATTTTTAGTGGAGTGTTATTATATAGAGAAGATCATTTTGAATTCTTTAAATGGGTTATGAATTTCTATGGAGCAAAGAAAGCTATTATACAAGAACCATATCATGATCAGAAGCACTGGGACGATAAAGTTATACTAAATACAATTACCGAAGATTTGCATCAATACTATACAGAATATACTATTGAGTCAGTTTTAGTTGATTGTGAGATATTTGCAGGAAGGCGACTTATCCTTGACGTTACGATATAGAGTAGAAAAAAGAACAGTTGATGTTAGTAAACGTAAGTATGTAAATATGGATCCACATAATGATAGACCAGACTATGATCATTTACAGATCCATAATGAATACAAAGGTTATCAAGATGCTATTTACACACCTATAGATATGCCTCGCATTGATATGGATTTGGAACACATTAAATCTTTATGGGCTGATCCTAAAATGGAAGAAGGAACTACAGCAGGTACAATAGCTGTAGGTAGAGTTCTATTCTTAAAAAAGAATATGTACACTCAGATAGATGGTGATGCTCCATGGTTTGATTGGGCTAAAAGTGAAGTACCAGAACTGTGTAACTTTATAGATCAACTGCCTTTTAAAACAATGAGACAATGTGCATTTGTTCAACCTCCTGGTATAACACCACCACATTATGATGAACCTATCTATATGACTCCACATTTAACCGATAGCGCACCTTCTCAGTATAGAATACGTTGGTCAAATGTAACAAAACCAGATGAAGAAATTTTCTATATGAGTAAAGATTCAGGAGCAACTAAAGTTTATCCTGTATTACCAGAGGAGACTAATACATATGTGTATGATGGATCAGTTTGGGAACACGGTACAGATAGAGGTTTTACAATGGATCAACGAGCTTTAATAGTTATGTCTGGGGTTGTTGATATACCTAAACATCAACAACTTCTTAAAAAATCTATGGACAAATATAAGGATTATGTATTACATGATAAACAGTTCACCACTTTATAAGATCATAAACGGAAAACCAGATACTTATAATATACCTGAAGGTAATGTTATACTTATTGGAATACCTGCTGCTTTTTCCCCAACATGTACTGATAAACATTTACCAGAGTTTGCAGCAAACATTAATAAACTACCAGAATATAAAGTTGTTTTTATATCAGTAGAAACTCCATATACAATGGCTGCATGGAACGAACAGTATGGTCATTCTGATATAGATTGTGTAGCAGATCCTTTAGGTATATTTTGTGAAACACTTTCTGAAATATCTGGTACGTGGGAAGATGTTATGGGTAAAACTTGTAAAAGATTTGCATATCTAATAAGAGATAATCAGTTAGTAAAAAAATTTAATGAACCATGGTTTACAGATATATATGAGGATATAACTGATGAAAATAACTGATCAGATAGTAAACCAATATATTATAGAAGTGCCTGAACTAATTGACTGGCTTCCTCCTAGAGAAGAACTTTGGAGCCTTAAAGGTGAATTACTAGGTGATGATCAAAGATCATGGGATGGTCAAAAATGGTATAGAACTAATAATGATCCTAGAATTCAATCTGCAATTAATAGAATCAACAGAGAATATGTTGACGAAGGAACAGACATTACTCCTTACCTAACAGTAAAGGCAGAGGGTAAATGGATGAGACCTCATATTGATAATGCACCTGGTCGAAATGTGGTTTTAATCTATCCTATAGCACCTCTTGATTATGATATTGTTTATGTTGATAAGTGTGAAGAAGGAATGGAAGAATTAGATACAGACTTTTACAGACGACCATATGAAGATGGTCTCGATTACGAATATAAGGAAGTTTTTAGACATCAGTACCGTTGCCCTACTTTCTTAAATACTAAACACCCTCATGCTGTAGAAGAAAGAAGGGAACGTAAGATGCTTTCTTTCAGAGTAAACTTTGGAGATATTAATTGGGAGTTTAATGATGTCGTTAATCACTACAGATCAGGAAAAATGTTTCATACTTGAACTTCCTAAGTTTAGAGTTGATTTTGATATAAAAACTATTGATCTAAACAAACCAGATGATGTGTGGAATGGTGTTCGCAATTATAAGATAGAGTTACCAGAATTATCATCTATATCATATGATTATAGAGAACCACCTCAAGCATGGCTAACACATAAACTTCCAGAGTATTATATAAAACCACATATAGACACAGATAGAGATGCTGTATTAATTATACCTATTGACCCTAAACATTATAATATACATTTCTTATCTGACATATCTAATGAGGAATCAATAATACATACACATCAATATAGATGTCCAACAATGCCACATGCAAAGATACCACATTTTATAGATGATATGAATGTAGAAAGATTTTTTATACAAGTATCATTTTACTTTAAAGATTTTAATTGGGAGAGACTCCATGAAGATTTTGCCTTACATTATAGGTGGTAAGAAAAATACAAATCTTAGTTATGATGATATTCTATTGTGTGAAAAGGCTTTACTACTTGCAGAACAATCTGTGGATAGACTTCAAGAAAATTATAAAACAAATAGACTTCATCTTGAAGATATGGTAATGTTTAACTTTGTATTTGAAGGAACAAAACCAATATTAATGTCTGGTTGTCAAATAGTAAATGAGAATACAATAAGAGTTCAGTCAAGATATTTTGCATTTCAAAGAACTGATGGTAAAGATTTGCTTGAAAAAATAGATAACTTCTTAGAACTTGAATATTGTCTTGATAGAATATCTCACTATCCATTAATAATATGGACCAGAGATAAGAGTAAAGGTTTCTTTAATAGATTAAAAAAAGGTAGATCAGATATATTTAATGATTGGCATATTCACCCAGAAAAGATTCCTGTAATATATCCTAATAATGAACAGTATGTTTTTTATAAGGGTGATATTAATTATATGCTAAATTAGATAAAATCTCTTTTACATTATCGTCATTATAAAAAACATTAAGAACTATAAGATAGCAGTCTGACATAGAAAACACACTATGCATTTTATTTGTATTCATAAAATAACTTTTACCGTGTTTAAAATGTAAAGGTTTATCTTCATACATAAAATATGCTTGCTCAGGGTTACAGTTTATTAATGGAACTATTACTCTAAAAGTTTTCTGATCCTCTTCAAAGTGTGATAAGTCTCTGTGTGGTGGGAAGTGACCACCTGGAGGTAGATGTATAATATGACTTCTACCTAAACCTGTATCAACCCAAGGATCCATAATCTTACGAACTTCTGAGCTATTATAATATATATCAGTTAGTTCTGTAAAACTTGTCTCATCTAAATTTACATTATTTACTCTATTATATTCATAGATAGAGTCAAGGTCAATACCATCAATTTCTCCTGTGAGTGATGTTAAGCTGAGACCATATCTTTTTATATCTTTACGTGGATTATATTTTAACCATTTATAGGGTTTAGTCTCATTTAATAATTTATATGGATCACATTGTATATTTAATTCTAGTATATCACCAAAGGATAATAATCTTTCATAATTCAATTTATCACTACCTTATAATTTAATTTGCATTTTTATTAAAAAAACACTTTACATCTGTATTTATATGTGCTATAATAGTTATAGAAACAAACAGTAAGGACTATATTATGGTTATAGTAAAAGATATTCAAGATGCATTAACAATGAAAAATCTTATTGAAGATGTTATTCGTCGTGCTGATAACTGCTCTAAAGAGCATGTATTAATTGAACTTGATATGATTTGTGCTACTCTTCAAAAAAATGTAAATCTCACAGAAAGCGAAATGGAAATTGAAGCTCAATGTGAGGTGTAACATAATTGTAACACTTTTGCTGTATTTACAATTAATTTAAAAAAAAAGTAAATTAGTTGTTTACATTAGTTATTGGATGTGTTATAAGAGTTATAGAAACAATAAATAAGGAACTATATTATGTCAAACATTATTACAGAATTAACTAACTCAATCCGTAACGCAATGGTTAACCCAGAAAATTTAGATATTAATAGTAAAATCATCTGGAATTTTGTAGATGCTGATGCTTACCACGAGTGCTTTAAGTTTTATGCAAGCGAAGAAGGTTTCTATAAAGACTTCGATAAAATCGTAACTGAAATCCGTTCAGAGAAAGGTGTGTAATATGTACTACGAAATAGATTTTAAAATCACTACCGCTTCTGTAGAAGAAATTAAACAATTTGCTACAGACCACGGCTGTACAGTAGAAGCAGATCCTTCTAAAGTAGATAACTTTATCTTTAAGTCAGATAACTTTCACTATCTACACGAATTGGCATCAGGGTTTTTAGATCAAGATGCTACAGACTTTATTAGTCAAATAAATTAAAAAAAAGTAAATTAGGGGTTTACAAGACCCCTAAAATATGCTATACTAATTATAGAAACAAAAAAGAAAGATTATATTATGACTATGACATCAACTCAAAAAGCAGACCGTTTAGCTCTTATCAAAAAGATTGGCGACCGTCGCAATAAAATGGCTAAACTTAAAAAAGCATCTGCTAAACAGGTTAGAACTGTTAATGCTAGACCTGTTGTTCGTAAGACTAATGTAATGCAAGAGCCTGCATATCGTGAGAATATCTACCAATGGACTGATGCATCTAAGTATGCTGATCAGTATTATGGTGATACAATGCGGGAGACTACAAAATTCGATAACGATTGGGACTAGTCTCATTTATTATCGAAAAACCTAACTGCCAATGTACAAGGTTTTGTTAGGTGGGTATAGACAGCCGGTACCGAATAGAAACCCGGACGTTAGCTGCTAACGATAATGCAGATAAGGGGAGAGGCGCTGCAGGAAAGTCTCTCCCACGAAAACTATTTTAACTAGCGTCTCGTACGGAGGGCATAGCCTAAAAGTACACTTCCTTTTTGTTGTTTCTGAGGCGCTACTTTAAATAGTTTGGAGATTTATATGAGTATGCACATGATACAGGGCGTTCAAGTCCATGGTAAATCTAAAAGAAAGAAAGCCCCAGGCTGGAAGAAAGCTCAAGAAAAACACGAAGCCTTCTTAAAGTCAATGGGTATTAAAGATAAACCTAAGACGGAGTATCGTACTGAGATACCTGATTATAATACCGGTCCTAGAATGACTTCTGATAAAGTTGCTGGTAATGGCGCTAAGATAGAAGGTAAAAAATATACCGGTACTCTTATTAAAGGTATTGCTACTATGCACAAATCTAATGCTGTTCCTATTCTTAATAAGGATCAAGCAATAGAAGTATCAAAGATGGGAAGCTAATGTTTACAATTGAACATGATCACCAGTATAACGAAACTGTTGTAACAATTCTTGATAATACTGAAGAGTTTGAGGATGTTACTGTACACTTTACTGAGAATGGTGATGCTTTTATTAGACAATGGGAGGAAGATAAAAACAACTTTAATGTAATTGGAATGACTGCGGAGATGTACCGCAAACTTATGAAAGCTTGGGAACTACCTCAAGGAACATACCACTTAAAATAAGGAATATTATATGATAACTAGAAGTGAAATGATTGAACAACTTGAGACTAACACGTGTCGTGTTATTTTTAAGAAAGTGAATGGTGATGAACGTGATATGATGTGTACTCTACGTTCTGATATTATTCCCGCTGCTACTAAAAGTGATAGTATCACACAAAAGAAAGTTCGTAATATTAACGAAGAAGTTCTTCCTGTGTATGATGTTAAGGCTGAAGGCTGGAGGTCTTTCAGATTAGATAAGGTTGTATCCTTTTCTTGTAGCTAAATAATAATTTAAATGGAGGTACTTACATTGTATATTGATGAGAATATTTTGACACTACTATACGGCATTGGTTGTGCTGCATGTGGATTTTATATTCATAAGAATTACTTTTCAAAATCACGTGACGAAATTGTTAGTGATACAATTGAGTACCTCTGTGAACAAGGCTTTGTTAAACATAACTGGGACGAAAATGGCGAAATAGTTTTACACCCATATAAAAAATAAATTAAAAAAAGTAAAGAAAACACTTTACATTTGTTTTTATATGTGTTATAATAGTTATATAATCAAACGGAGATATATTATGGCTGTTAAGAAAAAGACTAAGGCGCTACCAAGAGCACGTAAGAAAACTGGTTTTGGTGCTGCACCTGAAAATAACTTTCGTAACTTTAATGAATACATTCGAATGGAAGTAGATAAGAAAGATATTGCATCTCTTATCAAAACTTATATTCGTGCTACGTTTGATAAGCCTACCCAGCGGGTCTATCTTGCTGCACCAGAATATGCTTTTACACCCAAGCACTTTATTGCTTCTACTATTTTGTGGGAGCAAAAAGGGCATGATTTCCCTCCCAATTGGAATGCAAAAGCAGCACTGGAAACATTCTTTGAATATATTACTGTATTAGGTAATAAAGCCTTAAAGGCTAAGGAAGAGAATGTTGATGTAGCAATTAAACCTCGCAAAACACCAGCTGAGATCATAAAAGAAAAAACATCTGAGTTTATTGGCGGCATTGAGAATATTCTTGATGCATACTTTGACGATAAACATGAAGTTCAGATGAAGTATTCTGTATATGACGAACTGACTAAAGATGCCTATCCGCAGTCGACAGCTAGTGCAGTTGTTTCTTACTACACACCATTGCGTGATGAACTCAATGAGTTGGTTACAAAAAAGACCCCTGATCTGATTGAGGGTTATGAAAATGTACCAGCACGTGCTAGAAAGAAATATCTGGAATTCGTTCAGCATATTATAGATGATGCGCAAAAGTACATCATGAGCAAAAAAGCTACACGTGCACCTCGCAAACCTAGAGTTAAGAGTGCAGATAAACAAGTAGCTAAGATGCAGTTCTTGTTGGAGTCTAAAGAATATAAGATCAAGTCAATACACCCAATGATGGTTGTTGGTGCTATGAGATTGTATACCTTTAACACTAAATATAAACAGCTGACCGAATATGTAAGCCGTAAAGCAACTGGGTTTGAAGTCAAGGGAACTACCTTAAAAGGTTTTGATCTTGATGAATCAAGGATGACGAAGATCAGAAAACCTTCTGAAGTCCTCCCAGTTGCTTTAGGTAAAACACCTAATCAGATTAATAAGATGTGGGGAACTCTGACTACTAAAACAGAGGTGCCTAATGGAAGACTAAATAAAGAAACAATTATATTAAGGGCTATGGATAAATGAGTGAAGCAGTTTTCTTGAATAAAAGTAAATTCTCTCGTATGGTAGAAACTACCGTATTTGGCAAAAAGCTATCCTACATGGATGCAGTGATAGATGTCTGTGAAGAAACAAACATTGAGCCCGAAGATGTAAAGAAATTTCTCAACGGTGTTATCGTTGAGAAACTAGAGGGAGAAGCTATGAATTTGAACTATCTCCCTAGGCAAAATAGTTTACCTTTTGAAGAATAAAGGGTTTACATTGAGCCGAAAATATAGTATGATATTACAGTAATACTTCAGCAATATAAAAACATAAGGAAAAATATAAATGTCTTTTGCAAACCTAAAACGTAATCGTGATCAAATCTCAAAACTTATCTCAGCCGCAGATGCCGCTGGCGCCGGTGGCGGTGGTAAGAAAAATTATGGTGATGATCGTGTTTGGAAACCAACGGTGGATAAAGCAGGTAATGGCTATGCTGTACTTCGCTTTCTTCCAGCAACCGAAGGTTCTGAATTACCATGGGTCCGTTATTGGGATCATGGATTCAAAGGACCAACAGGTCAGTGGTACATAGAAAAATCATTGACTTCAATTGGTCAGCAAGACCCAGTGTCTGAGCATAACTCAGAACTCTGGAACTCGGGTATTGACTCGAATAAAGAAATAGTTCGTAAACAAAAGCGGCGACTACACTATGTAGTTAATGCAATGGTTGTTTCTGATCCAGCTAATCCTGCTAATGAAGGTAAGATTGTGTTATATCAGTTCGGTAAGAAAATCTTTGATAAAATCATGGATGTTATGCAGCCACAGTTTGCAGATGAATCACCTATCAACCCATTTGATTTTTGGGAAGGTGCACACTTTAAACTAAAGATACGTCAAGTAGAAGGTTACCGAAACTATGACAAGTCTGAGTTTGCATCAGCAAGTGCTTTGTCTTCAGATGAAAGTGAATTGGAAGAGATTTATGGCAAGTTACATGATCTAACAGAATTCTCTGATCCTAAGAACTATAAATCATATGATGAGTTAAAAGCTAAGTTGAATAAAGTGTTAGGTACTAGCACTATGACAACTCAAGCTCGTGAAGAGTTAGAAACAATTTCTGCAGCACCTTCTCCGGTTGCTTCTGAAGCACCTGCCTTTGCGGCAGCTGTGGAGCCAGTAACGGCAGAGGCTATGGAGAGTACAGGTACTGATGACACTATGTCATACTTTGCCCGTCTTGCAGCCGAAGATTAATATTAATTAAATATCTTAAAGGGGCGGGGTTTATTCTCCGCCCTTTTTTTTTAGTAACCTGAAGGTCCTGTTTTACTTGTATTAGCAGTAGCCCCAAAGGTATTATCATTACCAGATGCTGATAATCTCAAAGGACCAGGGATAGTGTTAATTGCCACATTATTTATTGGATTATTCTGACTATTATCTTGATATAATAATTGACCTTTACCACCTCTATCAGCATTTCTAAGTAAAGCAGCTGACTCTTGTAAATATTGGCCAGTAGATATATTACCGCTTTGTAATTGTTTTAAAAGAACACTATTCTGTCTTTCAATATTTCTTAACTGCATAGCTTCTAGTTCTTTTGTAAGGCTATTTTCAAGTGTATCCATTTTTAAGAATTCTGGTAGTTTACTATTAAGTTTCTTAACAGTAATAATCATTAATTTCTGTGGCATCTCAGATAGAAATGTTGTCAATCTTTGGAACTGTAGTTGAATATTTAACCAAGATCCATTTAAATCTTTCATTGCATTATCACCAGCATTTTTCCAAAACATCTTAAACTTAGAAACTTCTTTTACTGCACCATCTTTATCTTCTTGTTGTACTTCTAATTCACCATTAATAAACTTTATAAAATTTCTAACAGACGTTATTGGATTTATTGTAAACTCTTCATCAGAAAGTTCTTTACTAGTTGCGACTTCAGCTAAAGTCTTTGCTGCATTACCAATTATTAGATCAAATAACCACTCGGCAGCAGGAATAGTACCATACACACTTGTCTTTGTATCTTCCCACAATTTCTTAAATACTGCCTTATCACCGCCTTCTTCTTGTTTTCTTGCTAACTCATCAATATATAATCCGGCATTTGTGAAAAGATCAAACGGTGCTTTAACAATACCTTTAATAGTTTCTTCAAAGCTCATACCTTTAGCGGCATTTAAAAATCTACCTAAACCAGAATTTGAATTATACCTACCATTTGCACCAGGGCTTAGACCAAACATTTTTCCAACACCCCAGACCAATCCATTTTTAATTAGATCCAAAGGTGCGCCAATAAATGAACCGACAAATGCTGAAAAGCCATCGCCAAATTTTCCTAAGAATGTTTCTTCATCTGATTTACCGAATGCTGAAAATCCATCATATACAGACATTAGAATACCTATAGGATATAGTATCTTACCCATAAGTTTTAAAAGAGGGGCTGCAACTCCAACAGCACCACGTGCTGCACCACCAAAAAACTTACCTATAAATCCACCTATCTTTGCACCTGGTCCTAAGAAGTATGCACCCAATGCTGTAGATGCTACAGTTAAAGGACGAAGCATAGACCTAATTTGTATACCAAGCCTTGGTACTAATGTCTTAAAGTTGGTTTTAAACTTACCCTTTGTTTCTTCAATTATATCACCAATCTTTGCTGTAAATCCAGTAAGACTGTTAAGCTTCTTGATAAGAGGTAATTCCCAACCACGTAATCCAACCATGGCTAAACCTATTGCACTAATACCAGCAAGAAATGTTCCTAGCTTTCCGGCTAGACCAGCTAAACCAAATAGACCTAGATTAAACTTATCACCATTATTTCCGTTAATCTTAGTAGCTTGTACTGGCTTATCACTTTTATCGGACTTGCTTTCTCGTTCTTTCTCAAGGGCATCTAATCGTGCACGCTCTTGAGTTAAGAACCATTGTTTAAAGTTCCTATTGAGATTAGCAGTCTCTGTATTATTCTTATGTAGTTGCTTTACTACATCTTCGAGATTAGTTGCCATTATTCTGCCTTTTGGTTTCTTCTTCTTGTTCTTTCAAATGCGTTTCAAGCATTGTTATATAAACTTCTTTTTCCCATGGTATTAAACTGTCTATCTCATTCAAACTATAGTTATGGTGTTGCATTAAAGCAAAGTTATTTCTATAGTAATTAATTATACTATTATGAGACAGACATACTAGAAAAAATCTTGCATACCACTTAGTGTTATTTCATTATCTTTATTACAACTATGACAAACAAATTTAACATCGTGTTTAAGTGTTGGCATATCTTCCATAAAATCTTTAATACCATTAAGATCATTAGTATTCATAGAGTTAATAAAGTTATCTTGATCAACTTTACTTTCACCCGCAAAGTCTATTCTTTCTTCGTCAGTAATCACAGTCTTAATACACATCTTAATCATATCAAATGTAGACTCAGAGCTTGATTTACCAGATAAATCCTTTGATTCATTTACTACATTATTATAAGTAGGCCATTGTAGCTCTAATGATATATCAGAATTTAATTCAATTACAGATCCTTCTGAATTCATATTACCTTGTACATTAATATTATCAATAGGTACTGATACTTCATTAGGTTCTTCACATTCGCCACAAGCCAATGATAGTTTAACATTTTCACCAACTGATCTTGATCTTAGTTGTGTAAACATAAATTCAATATCAAATGTTGTTAGTTTAGATGTGTTTAATTCACCCTCAGAACAAGCTTGAATAGTATCAATGATAGATGATAAAATCTGTGTCTCATCTTTTGATTCCATAGCAAGTAAAAGAACTTTTTCCTCCTTAACTAGAAATGGTCTAAATCTAATCTTTTGCTTTGTAGAAGGTATGATCAATTCATATTTTGGTTGGTCGTTTAGTTTTGGTAAAGCCATAATAACTCCATGTTAAGATACCCAGTCATCATAACTGAACTGGACGTTTAATTCAAGCAAACCATTTTGCTCACTATTTAGTTGAAGAGCATTAATCGTAGTTGGAAATGCTCTAATCAATTTACATTTATATACTTCAATATCACTTGTAATGCTGAAATCAAATAGATCAGCTAAGTTATTTGCAGTAAAGTCTATCTCAAAATTAACAGTAAGACCGTTACGTTTTTTCTTCTGTAATTGAGTAATTTCTATATCAAAGACATAATCATCTTTGTATTTTAATTCTTTTGTTTGAAAGTCAATGATCCTAGATTGCCACTCATCAAAGTATTCTTTAATGCCGTAATCATTCATTACATAGAATGTCATAGAAACATCTTCTTCAGCATAACCATAAGCAACTTTTTTCTGCTTCATACCAATGATACGCTCTTGAGTAAGTATCTGACGACCAGGCAATTGTACATCTTTACAAAGTAAGTTTAGATCATATGATGCTTCTACACCTAAGTTTGGCAATTGTACTTTCCATAGGTTAGCCATTGCAAGACCACCCTTTTTGCCTATAAGAGATTTCATCTGATCAACGCTAAAGCTCATATCATTTTCCTTGACTGTTTATACACTTGGTTGGAAGAAGCACCTTTCCATTGAGCCATAGGTAAGAATGTAGCAATTTCCCATTCTGATGGTGGTACTAATGCCAATCTACTTTTAACGTGTGCTGTAAGATAGTGTTTTATTGTAGGTTTAAATTCTTTAAACTTAGATGAGCCATTGAGTAACTCATAACTAAGTTTTAGTCTTGTTGTTTCATTGTACTTATCATTATTCTTTAGATCAATTAAACCATCTAGTAGTTTAGCCCTTAGAATTGGTGGCAAGTAATGTAAGTTTAATCCCATAAAACCACCTTTAGCATCTCCTATAACAAAGATAAGAGGAAACTGGTCATAGTATGGTAATGTATCTTTATGCTTTGGATCATAAAAGAACATGTACATATTACCTACTACACTAGTTTTAGATAGTTGTAGAGACTCCGCACGCATTAAACCCTCACGATTGATTCTGCGCATTGATTGCGCACGCTTACGGAACCATTCACGTGATTGGTCAGTCCTTGGTGTGATACCAGCTCTGAGTGCTTCTGCGGATATTCTATTAAATAAATTCTTGCTCATGATGTTATTTATACTATTTTTTAGTAGTTTTCTTCTTCGCCTTGAAAGGTTTTAAAGGTTTAAGTGCTTTCAATCTCTTAATTGGTTTAGGCATAATACCCATCTTAATTAAAGTATTCTCTGTCCATATCTGAAAACCCCAATTTCTATCTTTAGCATATACTCTGGCTGCCTCCCATTTGTTCTCATTCTTAATGTAAGACAGACTTTCGTTGATATATCTCTTTGTTTTCTTGCCAGGATAGTCTGGTGGTCTTGTTTCTTTATCTGGTTTAATCTCTATAAGATCAACAGATCCGTCTTTCCATGTGATCTTCAGATCCATAAAATATCTATGATACTTTTTATCTACAGCATAAAGATATGGTATTACAACTTCTTCACTTGACCAATACTTAACAGCAGAGTTTTGGTCGCACCAATTAAAACATTTTAGCTCCCAACTTGATCTATATGTTATCTTAGTAAAGTCGCCCTTGTATTTTTCAATATTCTTTGGTTTAAATTTACCACTATGAGCCATAATTTACCTTATAAATAATACTAATTACTTCTATATATTAAGGTTTAAAACATGGAACATGCAGAGTACAGTTTTCCAATCGATGATACAAATGAGTATCCAGCTGAGATTATATTCCGTCAGATTGAGATAGCACCTCTGACTGCTGAAAAGTTAGAAAACTTTGTAAGAGAAATTGATTTATCTGAAATGAATGCGGAAGGTGTCTCTACAGAAAGAGATAGTCTAGGTTCTCCTATAAATAATCTATCTAATACAGAAGAAAAAAGACTTATTAAAACTATTAAAAGAAAACCATTAGAAGCAAATGGACCATGGTCAGTATCATTATATATGCCACAAAGTATTCCTTTTAATGATGGTGTTGCATATCAGAATGTAGAACTTGGTGCTATTGGTGCTGGAATTGTTAATTCTCTTAACAGTGGTAAAAACTTGGCTCAAGCAGCCGTTAGTGCTGTACAACAAACAACATCTGGTCTTATAGATGGTCTTATAGAAAATGTTAATAGTAGTGCTGGTAGTTTAGCTGCACTTAAAGTTGCTAGTAAAGTAAACACTACAGCCGCTAATGCTGTATCATCTGCTACACGTGTATCATTAAACCCTAATAGTAGAACAATGTTTAATAGTGTTCCTATGAGAAACTTTGCTTTTTCATTTAAACTCATCCCTAATAATCCTAAAGAAGTTGCTAGAATTAAAAGTATTATTAAGAAATTTAGAACAGCTATGTATCCAGAGGAGATAGGCTTTGATCAAGTTGCTATAGGTTATAAGTTTCCAGATCCATTTGAGATAAAGATGTTATATAGAGATAAAGATGTATTTACAAAAATACTACCATCATATCTAACTAATGTTACTACTACATATAATAATGCTGGACAAGGATTCTATAAAGATGGTGGCTTTACTGATGTAGAAGTTACCTTATCATTTACTGAAACAAGACCACTTAACCGTGAAGACATTAAGGGTGATTACTAATGTATTTTAAAAATTTTCCACAAACATTATATAATTTTGGAGATGCTGAACCATTTGTTAGATTTCAACAACTAAACACTTATGTAAATCTAATTGATCAGTTTAGAGATGATGTGACAGTTTATGAGAAATATACGATACAACCAGGTGAAAGAGCAGATACCTTATCATTTAGACTTTATGGTACTACTGATTACTATTGGACATTCTTTATGGCTAATGAGAAATTAAGAGAAAGCGGTTGGCCTTTAGATAGATCACGTATATATGAAGCGGCTCAAAAGAATTATCCACATAGGGCTATTACTACAGCAACTAATATAAGCGATACTAACTTTAAGAAAGGTCAAGTTGTAACTGGTTCACAGTCTGGTTCAACTGGTCCTGTTGTAGAAGTAAAGCTTGATCTTGGTATTATTATTGTAAATGCTAATGGTAATTTTAATGATGGTGAAACATTAAGTGTTGGTACAGGCGGTGATATACAAACTTGTCTTATTACTAGTGAAGTAGCGCAGTATGATTCAATACATCACTATGAGAATTCAGATAATGAACATGTTGATATTGATCCTCTTAACCCTAATACATCTGGATTAGTACCTATTACATATGCTGAAAGACTTATTAACTTTAATGATGATCTATCTCAGATAAGTATTATTAATCCTAGAATAATAGAACAAGTAGTTGGACAATTCAATAAAGAGTTAAAGGCTTAGATTATGTCTGATATAGTTGCCTCACAGTATAGGTATCAAACTGCTCTTGTAGTGAATGAAACAACAGGTCTTAAAGTAGATGTATCTGGTGCTATTGCTGAACTACAACTATACGAGAACATAACAAGCATCGGTATCTCTGGTAAAATCCTTATAGTTGATAACTTAAATCTATTTGATCGAATAAACTTCTCTGGTACTGAGACATTAGATATTGAAGTAATATCAGATGCTACTGGAACAACCATTACTAAATCATTTGTTATGGTTAAAGTTGATAAAAAAGAAGTTGTAAACGACGAGACTATATCATATGTCTTTAGTCTTATGAGTAAACCAGTATTTAAAAGTAATCTTCAAGTATTAAGTAAGGCTTACGAGGGAACACCACTTCAGATAATAGGTAAAATTCTTACTGGTAGCCTTGATGTTTCTTTAGATAAAACATTACTAAAAGGCTCAGAGCCTGCTCAAGAGAATATGAGTATTATATCACCTTATCTTACACCTATAGAAACCATTCAATGGATTCGTAATATGTGTACTACAGAAGGTAGTGGATATCCTTTCTTTTTATTCGGTACAGTTCATTCAGATGATATCAAAGTAGCTTCACTTGAAAGCATAATAGATAAACAACCAGCATTTAATAATCCATTTGTATTTTCTGGTGCCATAGCAAATACTGACGATACTATTAAAAAGCTATTTACTATAGAACAGATAGAATACAATGATAATTCGAGTACATTAACATCAGTCATAAGTGGTGCTGTTGGAGCTAGGTATGAAGTATTAGATACTGTTTACGGAACAAGTAATAATAACAAACAGTTTAAGATAGAAGATGCTCTTCCTGATACTAAGTTATATGATACCAAATATAAGATAGATGATAAGAAAATATCTGATTTTGAATCAAACTTTATATTTAGTGTTGTTTCACCTACTATGGAAGATGCCAATGGATATGGTTATAATAAAGATACTGATAAACTAAAGAGTAAAATTTTAAGAAACGGCATTCTCAATGCACTGAATATCAATAGTACTGTTATTAAAGTAAATGGATTACCGTTTATGGCATCTAAGAGTGTTGGACCAGGGTCTATTATAGCTATAGAAGTTGTTCAGTTCTTTGATAATAAATATGTCGTAGATGAAAAGAAGTCTGGTAACTTTATAATTTCATCTTTAGATCACCAGTTCTTTGATGAGAAACATACTGTTACCTTAGGAGTAAGTAAGTTATGAGTTTATCAACAATTCAGTCAGCATACTATGGTGATATTCAAAGGTGGTTTCTTGGTGTTGTTGTTAATATACAAGATCCTCTTAGAGCGGGTAGAATTAAAGTAAGAATTTATGGTATTCATAATGGTGATGTGAATGAAGTACCAGAAAGATCACTCCCTTGGGCTCAAGTTGTAACACCTACTACAGAGGATGGTGTATCTGGTCTAGGTAGATCACTTGGTATTAAGCCGGGGGCACAAGTATTTGGTGTATTCATGGATGGTATTCAGTCTCAAGTACCTCTTGTTCTTGGTTCAACTCCTAGATTTGAGTCAGGTGAAAGAACAAATAATGGATTTGAAAATGATTCTACAGTAAGAACAGAATCAAATAGAGATATAAAAGATACTATATCCACTATAGCACTAGTAGGTGAGAGTAATGCAGAGAAAGCATTTAACTTTCTTATCTCTCATAGCTTTAGTCCTGTACAAGCAGCAGCTATCATAGGTAACTTTATACACGAATCAGGTATGGATCCAAAGAGAATATCCGAAGTACCTGGGGAAGAATCATATGGTATAGCCCAATGGAATCCAGCTGTAGGTCGCAAACAAGAGTTAGAACAGTTTGCTGATGAAAGGTTTCTTGATATAGAAGACTTAGGAACACAATTAGCTTTCTTTATACATGACTTTACTACAAATAGATACTTAGGATATGCTAAGTTTAAGACATTAACTAATATTAAAGTAGCAACTGAATATTTTTGTGATAAGTATGAGAGACCTAATGCAGCCTCCGCAAATAAGCCAGCAAGAATAGATAACGCTAAAAGAGTTTTGGAGAATTATAATGGCAATTAATATTAATGTTTTAAATAGCCAGCTGAATACTTTAAACAGTAACTCTAACTTAGATCAAGTTTTAGATAAAAAAACACAAGTAGTAGGACAGACATCTTGTCAACTAGAGACTGGTCTTAAAGATGTTGGTGTTGCCGTATCTGGTATTGTACCATTAAGTGGTAGTGATCATCCTTTATCGCAAGCTGTAGCAGCCGTTGATTCTATAGTAGAAATCACTGGTAAGGTGCCAGGATTAGAAGACAAACTGATTGGTAATCTATCAAGTGCAAGAATATCAGAGATCAATAGTGCTATTGGTGAAACACTTGCAAATGGTGAGTTAAAACTTATAATCAGCACTGGTTCTCCTGAAGCTATATCAAGATCATTAAAGAATGTAACTAATGAAAAAGTACCAGATGCTATACTATCGAGTGTTGCTGCACCAAATGGTAAGCAGAGTGTATCTACAATAGAAAAAACAATAGAAGAAAAGATTGGTTCAGCTACTGGTCTCAGTGAATCTATTGCTGCATATAAGAGTAACTTTTCAAACATACTTGGTTTCACAGGTGGTACACTACTATCTAATGTAACACGTAAACTTGATACCAATACTGATATAGTATTAGATGATTTAATTAATGGTACAAATGTAGATAAAGAGGAAGTTGTTAATCTTATTGAGACTGATGATAGGGAAGAAGCAACTAAACTAATAGCAAGTCAGTCGTCAAAAGAGTATGCAGACATTGAAGAAAAGGTAAATCAGATCCTTATCAACCCAAATGATACTGTTGAATTTAATAATGATAAATCAATAGGTAAAAAGACAGGTAATTCATACGTTATTGGCTCAAACAATAATGGTTGGAAAGGTAAAGATACACCTATATCATCTGATCTATTCACATATGTAGATTCAAAAGAAGAATTGGTTGCTGAGTTTAGAAATAGTAATAGAGAAATCACTGAGTTTATAGCACACTGGACTGGTTCATATACTAATCAAGACATAGGATCACCAGAAGTACACGCATGGCATTTGGCTAATGGATGGTCTGGCTGTGGTTATCATTATATAATTAGACGTGACGGAAGAATACAAAGAGGTAGACCTATTGATAGAAAAGGTGCTCACTCAGCCGCATATGGTCATAATGATAAGTCTATAGGTGTTTCTATGGCTGGTGGTTATAACTGTCCAACAGGTACTCCTAACCCTAATAGATACATTAGTGCAGATAGTTTAACAGCCGTACAGATGGATTCTTTTAAGAAGTTTGTAGAAGCCTTCTATGAAGTATGGCCTTCTGGACAAGCACTAGGTCATAACGATACATCAGATAAAGGTAAAGTAGATCCTGGGTTTGATGTACCAGAATATGTAAGTGTTAACTTTAATAAAACAAATATAATAGTAGATGCTAAGGCATCTGGTCCTCTTACAACAGAACAGATTAATGCAGGAACAATAGTATGACAACCGAAAGAGATGATTTAAAAGATAGAGTACAAAGGTTCGGTAGTGGGTTTGTAGATACTCAAGGTACTACTGTTAATGGCTTTTCTGATCCTAATAAAGAGTTTCCAAGAAAAGAATATGAAAACTTATCTAGTATAAATGAATCTGTTAGATCAGGTAAAACACATCAACTACCATTAGGCGCTGATGTAAATATGCCGCCTCTTACATCTACACAATACCCATATGCTGATGTTAAAGAAACAATTTCTGGTCACGTATTTGAGTTTAATGATACACCAGGTGGCGAACGTATTCTTATTAAACATAATAGTGGCTCTGGTATAGAATTAAGACCAGATGGTACTGTAGTTGTACTAGCAACAGATAACAAAGTAGAAGTTACTCATGGTGATCAGACTGTTATAGTAGAAGGTAATGGTCAACTTACATATGAAGGTGATCTTACTATCAATGTTAAGGGTGATTTTAAAGTCAATTGTGATAACTACGAAGTTAACACTAAAGGTGATAAGAAAGAAAACATTGAGGGCAATAGCAGATCAAAGGTATTTGGTAATAAAGGCTCTAATGTATCTGGTAATGATAGTAAAGTAGTTGCTGGAGAATCAGTAAGTACACATCTTGGTAATGTTACTACGGCTATTAGAGGTACTAATAAGCAAGCTACAGAAGGTGATATCATTATCGCTGGTTCATCTAAGATGGAACTTACTGCAGAGACAAGAATAATACAATCATCACCTAAGATGAATATACAAGCACTTGAAGCATATATATGGGCTGATACTGGTACATTCGGTGGTGTAGAAGTAAGACATCATGGTCAAGGAGCACACTTTAGTGAAGGTGTAACAGCACCGACATTTCATGGTGATCTCAGAGGTACATCATTAACATCTCTTGTTGCTGATATATCTAATTCACAAAGCTATGCAGATCCATCAACTGGTGGTGGAGTTGGCTCTCCATCTGGTTTTACTGTATCTAATGTAGCACAGCCTGATGTATACACTGCTGCATCTGGTGTTCTATCAGATGTTCTTACTAAATCAGAAATAGGTGTAAAGACTGTTAAGGTTGATGTAGATAACTTCTTATATAACTCATTAAGAATCAGAGCATTAGATACTGTTGATGTGAGATCAAAGTTGAGGGATCCTTCATATCTTAATGATGTAGACTTTGCTGCTATTCAATTAGGAGCAGGTAAACTAAATGAACAGTATACTTCTACAACACCACCAGGTGGATATGGTAGAGTAAGAAAAGCTAGTGGTACTGCACAAAGAGGAACATCTAAATTAGGTAATGCTGGTATTGAGAGAGCAACTAAGACATTTATTGTAGATAGTAAGAAGAAAATATTCTCACTTACTGATCAGAAGTTTGGTGAAATAAATGCTTTAACTGATATTACTTCTAATACTGTATTAAATAAACCAATAACCATGGCAAGATTTATTGGTGCTAATGATGCTGGTTCTTTTAAATCACTATCGTTAGCTGATAAGAAACAGATTGCTAAGAACTATCTTGTTCAGACTCATATTACTAAACATGCTATGGGTACATCTGGTAAGTTTTCTGATTATAAACTTAAAGCTGTAGAAGGTTTCTATGCTAAAGAACTATATGGTAAAGGTGGTGCCGCTGGGCTTGAAACGGAAACACTTACAACAGATGGTCTACTTGATTTAAGAAACAAAGGTAGAGCTGTAGTATATGAATTATATGGTCCAGATGGTAAGATGGATCCAGAAGTAACATTTGATTTAGCTTGTGATATAGCAGAGATAGGTTTATTTGATAAACTTACACTAGACTATGATACATTTAATCCTGATGGTTCTATGAATGTTCAGATCATCATTGAAACACCAATAGTGACTAAACCAGAAGCAGTTACATTTAAAAGATTAGTACAGACTAAATTTAATAATGGTTTACAATCAACGGATAGTTTAGTAGAATTAGAACCAAATCCTGCTAATACTGCCTTTAGTCCTCGATAAAACTCTTATAAATAAAAGCAATAGGTTTAAGGATAAAGAATGGCTCGAATACTTTCAATAGAGGATAAGGATCTAAATACGTCTAGTGTGGTTACATCTCGTAAGCGCAACTATATGGATATAGACTTATCATTTGCAAAGCGTCCGAGTGGTGATGTATATAAGAAAAAAGATGCAGCTGCTGTAAAACAATCAGTAAAGAATATTGTCGCAACTGGTAGATTAGAGAAACCATTCGAGTCAGACTTTGGTGCAGATATAACATCTATGTTCTTTGAACTAGCGGATAATAGAACATCACGCACCGTAAAACAAAATATTAGAAATGCTATCTATGTTTATGAGCCACGTGCCGAAGTATTAAACGTAGATGTAAATTTACAACCAGATAATAATTCACTTTCTGTAACAGTCACCTTTAAGGTAATAAGTACGGAAGAAACAGTTACACTCAATACCATCGTTTCGAGGTTAAGATAATATGGCTACAACAATTAAATCAACAGAACTTGACTTCAATACAATCAAGAACAATCTAAAAACAGCACTTGCAGCTAAGAGTGAGTTTGCTGACTATAACTTTGAGGCATCGGGTTTATCTAATATTCTTGATGTTCTTGCTGTTAACACACACTATAATGGATTGATTGCTAACTTTGCTTTGAATGAATCATATCTTTCTACAGCACAATTAAGAAGTTCACTAGTATCATTAGCGGAAGGTATTGGTTATATTCCAAAATCTAAGACTGCTTCAATGGGTACTGTAACACTATCAACTAATACTGGTGATTTATCAGGTAGACCTTCGACACTATCTTTGGCTAGTGGTACTAAGTTTACTGCTTCAGTGGATGATGTAACATATACGTTTCAGACTACAGAGACAGTAAGTGCTACAGATAATGGTTACGGATACTATTCATACTTAACTCCATCTGGTTCAGCTAACATTGGAATTAAAGAAGGTGTTGCTAAAACAAAAACATTCTTTGTTGGACCAGATAGTGTAGATGATGTATATATTATACCTGATAAAGACATAGATATGGAAACTGCGATTGTTAAAGTATATCAATCAGCAAGTGATACAGCATTTACTTCATATATTAATATCAGTAAAGCAACTACAATTAATGCTAACACTCGATTATATATTATGAAAGAAGCACCAAATGGTTTCTATGAGATAACATTCGGAGATGGTATTACACTCGGTACAGCACCAGAAGCTGGTAATAAAATTGTTATAGAGTATTTAAAAGTTAATGGTTCTGTTGCTAACGGAGCTAGTTCATTTACAGCAAACTCTAAAATCTCTATATTAGGTGAAGACTATAATGTAACACCAGTTACTGTGATCAATTCTATTGGTGGTGCTGAAGAAGAAACAATGGCTTCTATTCGTAAGAATGCTCCATTCCAATATGCTACACAGAATAGAATGGTTACTGCAGTTGATTACTCTACATTAGTTCTATCTAACTTTGGTACACTGATTAAAGATATACAAGCATTTGGTGGTGAAGAAGCACTCTTACCAGAATTTGGAGTTGTTTTCTTATCTATTGTTTTCAATTCAGATGTAACAGCAGATACTATTGCAACTACTAAGGATGCTATTACTGATCTATCTAAACAGTTATCGGTTGTTGGCTTTGATATTAAGTTTGAAGATCCTGTTACCACATTTATTGAGACAGAAATATTCTTCCAGTTTAATCCTAAACTTGGTTCACTATCTCTTAATACTGTACAAGATAATGTACAAACAGAAATTAATAATTACTTTACAACTAATGTTGGTAAATTTAACCAATCATTCCGTAGATCAAATCTATTAAATAATGTAGATGAAGTTAATACATCGGTTCTATCATCACGTGCTAATATTAAAGTTCAGCGTAGGTTTACTCCTACAACAGATTTACTTCAAGATCATACACTAAGGTATCCAGTCGGACTTGCTGAACCAGATGATGTAAACTATATTATTAAAACAACACCATTCCAGTTTAATGGTAAAACTTGTATCATCAGAAATAAACTAAGTTCTAATAAACTTGAAGTTGTTACACTTGGTGAACAATCAGTGGAAGCTGATAACATCGGATCATATAACTCAGCAACTGGTGTTATAAGTATTATTGGATTAAGACTACAATCTATTATAGGTGGTGATGCATTTATTAAAGTAAGTGCTGTTCCAGCTAACCAATCGGCTATTAGTCCACTTAGAAATGATATCCTTGAATATGATAGCGGTCCATCTTTTGCTACTGGAGTTGTGGTTACAACCACTTAGAAATATATGTCACAAGATAAAACATTAAAAGATAATAACAGACGTAATCTATCAGTACATGATTACCATTCTGTACGTGAGGTTCTACCTGCATATTTTCTTGAAGAGTATCCTAAGCTTGTTAGCTTTCTTGAAGCTTACTATGAGTGGGATAATAGTAGTGAAGCTCCTTCAAGACTAATACACGATTTGTTTTTAAATAGAGACATTACAGCAACTGATCTTTCAAATCTTTCTTTTATAGAAGACGAGTTACTCTTAGGTCAACAATACTTTGAAGGCTTTCAGAATAAAAGATCAGCTGCTAAGTATTCTAACACACTATATAGATCAAAGGGTACACTCTTTTCTATTGAACAATTCTTTAGATCATTCTTTAGCATCTCTCCAGATGTTGTATATACAAAAGAAAACATTTTTAACATAGGTGAAACTACATCACTTATAGGACCAGAGTCACTCAAGTATCTTATTGATGATAAACTATATCAGAAGTATGCTCTATTGGTTAAAGCACCTATTCCTATTAGTGAATGGAAAGAAGCATATAAACTATTTGTACACCCAGCGGGTATGTACATTGGTGGAGAAGTTCAGATAGTAAGTGAGAATGTTAATGATCTTTTAGTTATGCCAGATGTTATACTTACTGATAACTTGAATCCAGTATTCGAAGGTATTGCTACAACAAATATTACTGCTCAGTTAGATGTTACTGGACTTAGACCACGTAATGTATTCTTAGATAGTGAAGTACGTGTAGATGTTAACACACAAGTTGAAGAATATACTAACTTTACAATTGATCAAATTGGTAGAAACTATAATACTATTGAAGAATGGGTTTCTACTAAATCACCAACATTTGATGAAGATTCAGCAATTGGTGATCCATATACACCAAGGATGTCTGCAGAATTAGACACATTCGACGAAGTTAATTACATTTGGTATGACTCAGACTCAGCCTAACCCTTATAAATAAAGATAATAGATTTGGATAGAGATTAAAATGGCAAGACAAGATATAGCCCGAGGCACAGCCGCTAACGACGGAACTGGTGATACATTACGTGTTGCTGGTTTAAAGATTAACCAAAACTTTGCTGAGCTGTACCAAGTGCTCGGTGGTGACTCTGGTGAGTTAAGTGCTGGTATTAGTTTTACAGATCAGGGTGTTGTCTTTGAAGGTACTAGTGTTGATGATCATGAAACAACATTAACAGCTGGTAATCCATCCGCTGATGTAACATTAGCATTACCTACAGCTGGTACTGAGATAATATCTAATACTGCAACTCAGACTATTACTAATAAAACATTTACATCACCTATTTTTACATCACCACAGATTAATGATACATCAGCTGATCATAAATATATATTTGGTGTAAGTGAATTATCTGCAAATAGAACTGTTACATTACCTTTATTATCAGGTGGTGATACATTTGTATTCCAAGCACATACACAAACATTAACTAATAAAACATTAACATCACCTCTTATCAATACTGGTAAAATTGGTACTAGTATTAATGATACTAACGGTGCTGAATTAATTAAAGTAACAGCAACTGCTAGTGCAGTAAACCAAGTATTAGTAGCCAATGCTGCAACTGGTAATGCTCCATCTATTACAGCTGACGGAGATGATACTAATGTAAGTCTTACACTTGGCTCTAAAGGTACAGGTGCTATTAATATTAATAACAAAGTTGTACACCGTGAACACTTTATGACAGGTGACGGCGCTGTAGACTTAACAATTCCTCTCACAATCTTTAATGCTTCATCAGCTCTTGCTATTACAATGGCAGATGGAACTATTACTGGTGAGACTAAATACTTTGTAAATAGAGGAACCGGTACTGCTACAGTAACAGTAACAAGCTTAGTAGGCACAGGTAACCCATCAACAGTAGCATTTGCGGCACATGAAGCTGGTTTCATGATGTGGGATGGTGCAAACTGGCACTTAGCCTCTAAAACAGTTGCTTCTTAAGGACATAGAAAATGACAGCTATTATAACAGATAAACTCAAAAAACAAATGCTACTAAGCATCATTGATGATGTAGATAGTGCGGATAATAATTACTTTATTGGCATTGGTAAATCTGAAGCATGGAACGCAACTGATACTGCTCCTACCCCTAAGAATAGTTTACGTGATGAACGAAACTTAGGATTGAGTCTACAATCTGTAAAAGCTATTGCAGATAAATCTTTAGTTGTACCAAGAACTGATTGGTCATCTGGTGCAATATATTCATCTTATAATGATAATATAGAAGGACATCCAGCAACTTCTTATTATGTTTTTACTGATGAGAATCACTTATATATTTGTTTACAGCAAGGTAGAAATGCGGCGGGAAATGCGGTTAACTCCACTGTTAAGCCAACAGGGACTAGCGGTAATGCATTTAAAACAGCGGACGGATATGTATGGAAATTCTTATACTCTATCGGTGCTTTAACAGCAGCTAAGTTCTTATCATCTAACTTTCTTCCAGTTACTTTTATTGAAACAACTGATTCTGATTCACTAGCTTCTATTGTTGAACAAAAGGGAATACAAGATGCAGCAGTAGCCGGAGAGATTATTGGATATACAGTAACAGCTGGAGGAACTGGTTATACATCAACACCAACAGTTACTATCTCAGGTAACGGAACATTAGCAAAAGCAGATGTAACAGTATCTGGTGGAGCTATATCTAAAGTTGATGCTAGAGACTCAAGCGGAACATTAGTATTTGGTTCTGGTTATAGCTATGCTGATGTTACATTAGTAGGTGGTGGAGGAACTGGTGCAACAGTAAGACCTATCTTTGGTGCAAAAGCTGGTGTCGGAGCAGATCCAAGAGATGATCTTAGAGCAAGAGCAATTATGTTCAATGCAAAACCAGATGGTTCTGAATCAGGTGACTTTGTGATAGGAAATGATTTCCGTCAAGTTGCTCTTATTAAGAATCCTCTCACATACTCAAGTGCCAAATTAACAGATGCTACTGGTAATGCATTAAATAAAATTAATCTATCAAGTATTGGTGCAGCATTTAGTGCAGATAAAACTATTGCAAATGCAGGTGGCTCTCAAGCTTATATAGATAAGATAGATTCAGACAACTTATATTATCATCAAAATGAAGAAACAGGCTTTGGTTCATTTAGTGCAGGTGAATCAATATCAGAAATAGATGGTTCTGGTACTGGAGTTATTGCTACTGATAGTTCAGGAGAGTTTAACTCACTAACTGGTGATATTCTCTATATAGATAATAGAGCTGCAGTAACTAGAGTTGCAGAACAAACAGAAGATATTAAAATCGTTATTCAATTATAATCGGTGTAGGAAAACATGGCAATAGATTTTACAAAAGACATTTTTGCGTCAACATATAAAGATGACTTCGCTGATAGTGACAACTATCATAGAATACTCTTTAACAACGGACGTGCCCTACAAGCCCGTGAATTAACGCAACTACAAACTATTACTCAGTCTGAGATTTCTCGGATGGGTAGACATTTATTTAGAGAAGGTGCAGCCGTTAATCCAGGTGGTACTACTGTTAATAATGCATATGAATTTATTAAACTAACTGGTGAATTACCAAGTGCCGACATTGTTGGTATACAGTTTACTTCAGCATCTAACTCTATTATTGTAGAAGTGCTTGAGTCAGTTGCAAGAGTATCAGATTCAGAACCAGCTACAATTTATGTTAAATATGTAAGCACATCAGGTGGAACTAGTGGATCAACTCCCATTAGAGTATCTGCAGGTGACTCATTAAGTGGTGGTGGTGAAACTCTTACAGTACAATCTACAAATACTGTTGCTAATCCGGCTACAGGTACCGGTACTAGAGTATCCATTCATGCTGGTGACTTCTTTGCTATAGATCGTTTTGTCTATGCAAGAGAGCAATCAATTATTCTTTCTAAATATACTTCTAACCCGAATGCTGTAATTGGATTTAAAGTAACTCAAGATATTATTAATGTTAATGATTCACCTGCATTATATGATAATTCTGGTGCAACTCCTAATGTATCTGCACCAGGTGCTGATAGATATAGAATTCGACTTAATATAGCAGATCAGGCTAATATTGCAGCCGACGAAAACTTTGTATATGTTGCTAAAGTTGTTAATGGTTCAATTGTTACACAAGTTACTGGTACTGATGAATATAATAAATTAGAAGACAGACTGGCTCTTAGAACAAGTGAAGAATCAGGTAACTATATTGCTAAAAGATTTGCTATTAGTTTTGATACCAATGATTCAGATGAGACCAAGCTAGACTTTGATATAACACCTGGTGTTGCATATGTTGATGGATATCGAGCTGTTATTAATTCACCACTTACAATTCAAGTTGATAAACCAAGAACAACTATTACTGAAAATAATGAAGTAACAGCAGCTGCATATGGTCAATATGTTATAGTATCTGGTAATAAAGGTTTACCTAACATTGATACATTTGCACAAGTTAATCTTTATCCTAATACAGCTGGTACTGGCACTCTAATAGGTACTGCTCGTGTAAGAGCTGTAGAGGAAGATGGTTCATACTATAGAGTATATCTATTTGATGTACAAATTGCATCGGGTAAAAATAAAAGAAATACTAAATCAATAGGTACTGGTTCTACTGACTATATGACATTAGTCCTTGAGAATAGTCAAGCAGTATTTAAAGATGAAGCATCTACAAGTTTATTGTTCTCAGTCCCTGGAAATAGACCAAAAGTTATTACAGATATTAGTCTTACAACACAACGATACAGAACAGCTACTATCTCAGGTGGATCAGGTTCTATTACACTAACAGCAACAGGTGAGAACTTTGCTGATACTAGTTCATGGATTGCAGCACAAGCAGATTCTGATATAGATACAGGTTTTACTGCAAATGGAGCTGGTACAACAGCTAGCACACTAAGTGGTGTTGCTGATGGTGATTATGAGATACTTACTTATGTAAGTAAATCAGCAGCTGCTGTTAGAACTAAGGTGCTTACTGAAGTAACAGAAACAATTACACCTGATGGTTCTGGTAATTTAAACTTTACAAAAGCTGATATTAGTAGTATAGTTAGAATTACTCTTACAGACTCAGATGGTACTGATCTAACAACATCATATGACTTAGATAATGGTCAACGTGATTTTGCTTATCTAAATGGTAGAATGATTAAGAAAGCTGGAGTTACTCAAACAGCTGATGTATTTGTAAGATATAAACACTTTGCTCATGGTGCATCTGGTGACTTCTTTGCAGTTAACTCTTATACAGGTCAAGTTGACTATGAAGATATTCCATCATATACACAAGCAAATGGTACAGAAGTATCTCTAAGAAATGTTTTAGACTTCCGTTCAAGTGTTAACAGCTCAGGTAACTTTGGTTCAGGTGCTAGAATTAATGAGATGCCTAAGAATACAGGTTTAATTCAATTTGATGCAGAGTATTACCTTGGTAAAAAAGTTCGTGTGACAATAGATAAAAATAGTACTGTTAATGCTATTAGTGGTACAGCTGATATTAATCCTCAATTACCACCAGCCCCAAATAACTCTTTAGATTTATTCCATGTTGATATGAATCCATATACAGTTAGCGATACTGATCTTAGTTCATCTACTATTAAAGCTAAAAACTTTACTATGAAAGATATTGGCAAACTAGAAGAAAGGCTTGATAATGTTGAAGAGGCTACAGCACTAAGTCTTCTTGAATTAGATACATCATCATTTAATGTTCTTGATGCTAGCGGCAATAATAGAACACAGTCTGGTTTCTTTGTGGATAACTTTGCTGATCAAGCTAGGTCATATATGTCTGCAGATTATAGAGCTGCTATTGATCCAGAAGCCAAGATTATGCGACCATGGTTTCAAGAAGCTAATGTGAGAATGATTTATGACTCTGATCAATCTAGTAACACAATTCTTAAAGGCGATAGTGTATATCTAAAACATGATAATGCAAATTATGTTGATCAGCCTCTTGCAACAGAATCAATGAATATTAATCCATTTGCTGTTATTGTAAATGAAGGTTTTATTGATCTTTCACCAGCATCAGATGAATGGACTGCAATTGATAGAAGACCAGATCGTGTAGAAGATGGTGGAACAAGACTTGTTAATAATAATGCATTACTATGGAATAACTGGAGATGGAACTGGATTGGTCGTGAAGATGACTTAAATGTTGGACAAAATCTTAGTGAAGTGAACTCATTTACTAGAACTAGTCAGTGGAACAATAACAGACAAACAGTTACAAATTTTACAAGCGTTGATAGAGTTGTTGCTTCAGAGACAGTACGAGAGCTTGTCAATGATCGTGTATTAGATGTTGCATTTATTCCGTTTATGCGATCTAAGAAAGTTAGCTTCCGTGCACAAGGTCTTAAACCTAATACTCAAGTATATGCTTTCTTTAATAACAAACCAGTTGCTGATTGGGTAAGATCAGAATCATTTACTAGATTTGCTACTACTAATGATGATTTTGGTAATAGACATAACAGAGCAACTGAACACCCTGATGGTAAATCAACACTAACAACTGGACCTGATGGTTCTGTTACTGGTTCGTTCTTTATACCTAATACAGATGCAATTAAATTTAGAACTGGTACACGTGAATTTAAACTACTTGATATTAGTACACCTAATGATGATTTTTCAACATCAATTGCAAAAGAGCCGTTCACATCATCTGGTGTGTTGGAGACAAGACAAGCAACAGTCACATCAACTAGAAGATTAATTATCTCAACTGTCACCACATCTAACACCTTTAGGAGACGAAGAGATCCTTTAGCGCAAACATTCTTTATTGATGAAAATGATGGTATCTTTGTAACTAGAATTGGCGTTAAGTTCCAAACTAAAGATTCAACAGTTCCTGTAATGATGCAAATTAGATCGACTGTAAACGGTGTTCCATCATCAGATGAGATTATACCTAATGGGGTTAAAGTTCTTGCACCTGGATCTGTTAATATTTCAGCTGACGCAAGTGCAGTAACATACTTTGAGTTTGATGAACCAGTTTATCTAAATGGTAATAATGAATATTCTATTGTTCTACTTGCTGATTCTATAGACTATAATGTGTATGTAGCCAAATCTGGTGATCTAATGCTTAACTCTACAGAGCTAAGAGTTGCTAAACAGCCTACACTAGGTTCATTATTTAAATCTCAGAATAGTAGAACTTGGACACCAGATCAGGAAAGAGATTTAACATTTACTATTGATCGTGCACAGTTTACTTCAACAAGCGGATCTGTTGTATTAGAAAATGCAGCAACACCATTAATGCTGTTAGATAATAATCCGTTAGACACTACGAACTCAAGTGGTACAATTGCTGTTCTTGCATTTGGCCATGGGTTTACAGTAGGCGACTCAGTAACAATTGCAGGAGCTGAAACATTCGGTGGAATAGATGCAGCTAATATTAATGGTACAAGAGCAGTCACTAAAGTAGATGGCACAGGCTTTGAGTTTGTTGCAGGTGCATCAGATACTGCTAGTTCTACTGTAAGTGGCGGTGGAGCTAATATTACAATTACAAGAAACATTTTAATGGATACAGCAGTACCTTATGTTGAAACACTTTCACCACCTAGGACTTTAATTTCACACTCAGCTAAATTTACAACAGGTAAATCTTATGCTGGATCTGAAACTGCTTATGACAAAGAAACTATCTATGGAACTGTATCAAATAGAAACAATAATAACTTTACACAACCTATGATGATTGCTTCTACAGCTAATGAGGCTGGATCATCTTTATCTGGTAGTAAATCTCTTACATATAAAGTTGATTTGCAAACATCATCTCTATTTGTTGCACCAGTAGTTGATCTTCAACGTGCTTCTATAACAGCTGTAAACAATTTAGTTGATCAACAGGTTGCAAGTGGCACTGGTGGTAATATTCCAATAGCTTATATTGCCGAAACAAACCCAACTGGTGGTTCGCATCTATCTAAACATCTTACACAACCTGTGGCTCTTGATGAGTCAGCCGTTGGCTTAAAGATTTTAATTGGTGCAAATAGACCATCTGCAGCAAGCTTTGATGTTTACTATAGAACAAATGCTTCAGATACTGCTGCCGTAGGTAACTTACTTGATTCGACTTGGGTATTAGCAACAGTTGAAAATGAAATTCCTTCTGATCAAAATATTAATGTATTCAGAGAGTACAGATATTTGGTAGGTGGTGATGGCGGAACCATGGATGCTTTCTCACAATTCCAAGTTAAGATAGTATTAAAATCAACTAATACTTCAAGACCACCAGTTATACAAGACTTGAGAATAATTGCTCTGAGTGTATAATGTTAAAGGTTAAAGGACATTCTAATTTAGTAAGGGACCCAAAATCGGGTGCCATAATTAATATAAATAAAGATGAGATTACATCAGCAAGAGCAAGAAAGATAGCACGTGCTGAAAAAGAACTAGAAGAACAAAAACTAAAAGCAGATGTACTAAGTTTGAAAAATGAGATTGGTGACATTAAACAACTGTTAGCTCAAATTGTAGAGAAAATTTAAATGGCAAGAACTCACGTAAATATAACAGATCATATTTTAGATATGAAGAACAAGATCAACGACATATCAGATGATGTCGGTGATATATCTCTTTTATCAACATCAGGGCAGGACAGTGATATAGTTCAAGCTATTAATTCACTAAACTCTGAAATAGATTCAGCAGAAGCAGTAGCTGGTTCATTAGGAGACTTAATAACAACAGCTAAAGGAAGTTTAGTTGCAGCTATTAATGAAGTCAGACTCCTAGGTGTTGACTCTGATGAGATTGTTAATATATTTACTGCATCTAATACTGGAACAGGTTTTGGTACACTCTCCTTTGATGGAACTGGAGCTTACTCTTTTGATAAAGTAACAAATGATAATATCAGAAGTGCTATCTCGGCAGGAGAAGGTATTGATATTTCTTCAGGTTCTATATCAGGTGAAGATGCTACAGCAACTAATAAAGGTATTGCTAAGTTTAATACAGGAAACTTTAGTGTTACGTCTGGTGATGTAACAATTAAAACGGCTGGAGTAGCTGCAACACAATTAGCAACAAATGCAGTGACTTCTATTAAGATTAATGGTTCGGCTGTTACTACAGCTAAGATTAATAACTCCGCAGTTACAACAGATAAGATTAATAACACTGCAGTTACTACAGCTAAGATTGCAGACGATGCAGTTACATATGCTAAAATACAAAACTTAGTAACAGCAAATAGAGTATTAGGATCAACAAGTGCAGGTCTTATTGGAGAAGTTCAGATAGCACGTGCAATGATTGTGGGTGATGCTATAGACGGATCAAAGATAGCTGATAGTGTAATTAACTCAGAACACTATGCAGATGGTTCAATTGATCCAGAACATCTTGCAAGTAATGCAGTAACGGAAATTAAGATTGCTAGTAATGCTGTTACATCAGGTAAGATTGCAGCTAGTGCTGTTACATCTGATAAAATTGGTAGTAATGCAATAACAGAAGCTAAGATGGCTGATGATGCAATTAGTTCAGCAGAATTAAAAAGCGTTGTTTCTTTAATAATATATAACAGTGCAGGTACAGCAGTAAAAACATTGTATGGTGCAGGAAGTTAAGTAAATGGCTGTTAGAACACCACTTAAACTTGATGGGAGTAATAATCTCATTGAGATGAGTACAACTGATATAAACAATATTAAGAATCAGGTTAGATACCTTTACGGTACTGATCCTTCTGTTGATTTATCTCGTGTATCATCTGGTGGTAACTTAGGAACTATTACTGATACAAGATTACAAGCTGGTGCTTCTACAACAGATGTAACTAACTTTGATACAGAAGCTGAAACACCTAATGTGTCTACAGTTACGGTTAACATAGCTCGTATTAGTTCATCTCAAGAGAATACATCAGAAACTGCTGATACCAATAGTGTAGCCTTTCCAGTGTTTAATAATAGCGGTAATATTCAATCTATGACTCTTACTGATATGTATGATACCTTTATATATCCGTCTATAGATACTTTAACTAATGGTACAGATCAGCCTGGCACATATCGTATTCATACAGCAACATCTCTAAGTAATCATACACTAATAAGTAGCTCACCTGTATATTCTGATACAAGAGCAAATACTGGTGCTTATACATCAGGTAGTATTCCAGAAACTCAAGATCAGCCAACTACTATAACTAATTACTATTTGTTCCGTACTAACTCTGGAAGTGCTGTAAGCTATACTGTTCCAGTATTTGTAAGAAATGCAGATAAAAATCTTCAACAATATTCTACTGCAGGGTTTGATGCTATATTAAAAAATTGTGTAAGACATGTTGCATCACAAGTATCTGGTTCAAGAATTAGATATAGACTTAACGGTGCTGGTAATGTTAGAGGTTCAGGTATGACTAATACTATTCTTAATAGTTCATCATACAACACAAGACTTGTTAGTGCTGATGATTATCGTACTCAAGAATTCCCAGCTGGTTCTGCTATTACAGCTGCAACCCATTATTTGAGAATATACCAAGTGTAACATATGAATATAATTTTTGTTAAATGGGGTACTAAGTATTCCAGTGAAGATGTTAATACCTTATATAAATCATTAGTCAGAGAAGACTTTGATTACTATTGCTATACAGATGATCCTTCTGGTATAGATCCTAATATAAACATTATTCCTATTCCTGCTAAACCAGCTTTAAAAGTTTGGTGGAATAAATTATATATGTTTAACAAAGACTTTCCTTTAACTGGCAAAACTATTTTCTTTGATCTTGATGTCTATATCAGATCAGATCCTTGGGTAATATTAGAAAGTATTAATTGGCAAAAGTTAACATTAGTTGACTGTTCATATAAAACTCATGTTGTAGATAGTAGAAAACATCACTTTGATGTAAAGATAAATTCATCCGTAGCTGCTTGGAATGCAGATGCTGGTCATATACATTCTATATGGGATAAATTCTATAGTTCTCAGAAAGATTATTATCTTCGTAAGTATGCTGGAATTGATAGGTTTATAGTGCACGAAGGTTTTCATTATGATGTCTTTCCAAGCGATATTGTACAATCTTATAAATATTCATATAATTGGAAAGCACCTATTGTAACCTTTGAGGAAGTTGATTATGGAAGCCAAGATATTAAATCGTGGATTAAAGCTGATAGAGAATTTTTATAATGCTTCAATGTATACTGATGATGTATGGGATAATGATCTTTATAGAATAAAAGACACTATAGACTCACTTGATTCTAATCATTGGAAAAGTAAACAGTGGTTAGTAGATGAGCTAATAAAAGTATATAAAGATGATGGACAAATACATATAGCAGGTGGTTGGAATGGACTTCTTGCTTATTTACTATCTAAACATTATAGTAATATAATATCGTCAGATATAGATCCTATATGTGAGATTATAGGTAGAAAATTATACCATGATAGTTCTATAAAGTTTAAGACAGAAGACTTTACTAACTCTGATATATTTGCTGATGCTGATGTAGTTGCATGTACAAGTGTAGAACATATTGATAGAGAAGATATTATATCAACTATTGAAGAACTACAGATGAGATGTTGTAAATTTATAGCACTACAATCAAATAATTACTTTGATCTTAACTGTCACATTAACTGTTCACATTCGTTAGATGAATTTGTAGAATATACAGATTTAGATATTATATATAAAGGTGAACTTAATCTTGGTGACTTTACAAGATATATGGTAATAGGTAGATAAATGTATAACTCAAATCAATTACAGGTATTCTTGGATATATCCACATATTGTAATGCTGCTTGTCCTAAATGCCATAGAACTAATCCTAATGGATTGGATAAAGCAGATTGGTTACCGCTAGTTCAATGGGATATTGATACATTTAAGAAAGCATATACACTAAATAAGCCTAGAATACAATACGGATCATTTCACTTTTGTGGTACCTGGGGTGATCCAGTTATGAATAAAGACTTAACAGCAATGGTTGAATATATTCTTAAAAACAGTAGAGCGTATGTAACTATAGACACTAACGGATCAATTAGAGATGAAGAATGGTGGTGGAATTTAGGAATATTAGGTGGTAAAAGATTACGTGTAACTTTTGCTGTCGATGGCCTAGATCAAAAAATGCATTCTCATTATAGAAGAAATACAAGTCTGTCTAAAGTTTTAGATAATATGGAAGCACTATCAAATACAATGGCTAGCATATATACAAGAACAATTGTATTTAAACATAATGAAAAATATTTAGAACAGATTCATAAGATGGTAAAAGATCATGGTGCAAGTAGGTCTTGGTTTACACCATCTGATCGTTGGTATAAGGATTCTGGAGGTCCATTTGTTTTTAATTTTACAGATGCTGATGGTAAAGAACAAAAATTCGAAAAGAGTGAGATTGTAAATGAATATCAAATGTAAGTGGAAACAAATTAATAGGCTACTTGTTAATCCAGATGGTCAAGTTTACCCTTGTTGTTATCTAGGTAATTTACAATATCAGTATAGTGTTGAAGGAAAAGAAGATTTAAAAAACACTCAAGTTGTAATGAAAGAATATAATGATAATAAAGAAAAATATAATATACATACTAATGATATGAGAGATATAATCAACAGTGAGTGGTTTACTAAGACTTTACCTGAGTCATGGAAAGATGAAACTAGAACTGTGCGACAATGTAAGACATGGTGCGGAGAAGAATAAATGAAAAATTTAGGATATGAATTAGTAACAGCTGAATACACTAATAGCGAATATAATTCAGTTAGAGCTATTTGGAGAGATCCAGAAAATACAGAAGCTGAAGACGGTAGTGAACTACTTACAGAGAGTGTTATTGAAGTTGATGATAATGGTCACCAATGGAAAGAATTGCTTGAATTAACAACAGTTGATCAAATTATGCAAGAGACATATGTTAATAATCAAAGACGTGTTACAGCCTTTGAAAATATGGTACTTCCTATTGCAAAAGAAAGAGGCCTGGTGTATGACTTAGATCAAGGTATTGATAGTAACATCTATAAGGCTATTGTAAGAGCATTATTTGATGAGTTTGATCCAAAAGAACAAAAAGAACAATTGTTTATGCTAAAGATGGAACTGTTTAATGTAGATTTTATTAAGGAAGTAAAAGATAGAGCTTTAAAGAAAGAACTAAGACAAGCTCCAGATTTAATGTCTACAGTAGAAGCTGCATGTAAGATATACAGAGAGACTAAGAAAAGCTAAGTTCAAATTCTTTATTTACATGATGAGTAAAGTATGCTATATCTGTTGATTCTTTTTGAAAACCATCTAGTATAAAGTTCCAATGTATATTCATATCAGTACATTCTATTTTATCTCTTTCAATAAGATATGTTATAAACACTTCATTATTATGAAAGAAATTCTTTGTAATACTATCTGGATAGATTGAATCATTTAGTGTTTCATCTAATAATTCTTTCATATCATTTAGCTGTTGACTAAATTTTAAATTCTTTATAGCATTACTACTACCATATGTGACACCTGTGTTATATAACTTTGGTGAAATATTACCATCATCTAGTATTAGCATAGAGTTTTTAGCACAAGTTTTACAATATACATTCTGATTATCATATGTATCGTTTTCTATATTCCATTTTAGTTCATGCTTATGCTGGTCTCTATATAATGGATACATTGCTAGACTATCACCAAAAACATCAAATACATTTTCTGCTCTCTTATTAGGTACTACATCAAAATCAAGATATAATATCTGATCATAGTTTTCAGCATATCTTTCTAATTGTAATATCTTTTCAAACTGTAATGTATCATAGTCTGTTATATCTAATCTATGTAATACATACTCTGCACCACATCTATCAGCATATTCTCTTTGAGCTTGTTCTAATTGATTACTATACTTTCTAAACTGACTTAGTTTATACTGATTAGTGCTTATAGTGTTTTGATCTATATTATCATTATACTGACTAAAGATTATTCTTTTCACACCAGCTCCTCACTTCACCAAAATTCTTAGATATTACGTGAACCAACTTTGCTGCTTTAGGTATAAAAGTACCTCTATCTAAAAAGTAATGCCAAAACTGATCTATTGTTTGAACTTTAATATTTTTCTTCACACATAGAAATCCCCACAGTGTTTCATTATCCCATCCAAACATAGACTGAATATAAGAAGGCCACATAGATGGCTGTTCTTCTTTTAGTTCTGTCATAACTTCAATCATATGATCAAAATCACCGAAGTAATCTAATTCTTCTAAAGACTGTTTATCAATACCTACAATCCCTGTATTATACACAGGAGCATCATCCTTATCAATCCCATATTCCATAAGTAATGCTTTATTATTCCAATACTTTGCTAACGGACTTCTGATGCTATCAGTTTTACCTTTTTTAATAAAAGACTTTTCTTTTTCTTTTATATGGTCTATGCGTATTTCAACCATAGGCATACTATGTCTAATAACCATACCTTTGGATAAATCCCATACGTCAAAGAATGATTCATTAGTTATAGGTACAACGTCTAGGTCCATATACAGCATCTCATCATATTCTTCTTTGAGTTGATACATTAAGTGTATCTTATAGAAGTTTACGATATTATACATTGTTAATTGAGGATATTGTTTAGATAATTTATCTCTATATTCTATCCACTGATCATCTGCTGTAAATAGTTTATATTCAATACCTATAGACTTAGCATACATTCTTTGTTTGTATTCTAACCATATCTGATTATTAGCGAATTCTCTTTTAGCCTTTTGATTCTTATCTTCAGTATCTCCGTGATGCGGTGGCTGCGGATCCAATTGATCAGCATCAATGTCGATATAGATACTATAGATTATACGTTTCATAACTAACTCCTTGGATATATCTATACAATGATTACTGGCTTATCATATGGGTTTCACGATGCAGCCGCAACAAGATTAAGCTTTAATGGTGAAATAATACATGCTATTCACAGTGAAAGATATAGCAAGAAAAAGTTTGATAGAAACTTACATAAATATAATCCAGTTGGTACTACAGTATTTTTTGAGAGACCTTTTAGAAAAAATCTAAGAAGATTATATGCTGGTCAAAGTTGGAAGACACAACCTAGACACGATTACTATATAGATCATCATTGGTCACATGCAGCTGCAGCCTATTATACAAGACCATGGAATGAAGAGCCAGTATGTGTTGTGGTAGATGCGATTGGTGAATGGGATACTGCATCAATATGGTTTAAAAAGAAAAAAGTATGGTCAATGAAATATCCTAAGTCATTAGGTTTATTCTATAGTGCAATGACTAAAGCAATTGGTTTAAAGCCAATGGAAGATGAATATATCACAATGGGTTTGGCTGGATTTACAGACGAGTCCTTTGATATAAATCCAATGAATAATTATCATAAAGGTGTTAATCTATCCGGATATAGTAAAGAAGTAATAGCTAATACAGCACAAATGAATCTTGAGTTTGAACTTATTAAGATAATGAATAGAGCCAGAAGAATATCTCCATATCTCTGCTATGGCGGTGGTGTTGCTTTAAATTGTGTTGCTAATAGTAAGATATATAATATATTTGATAAGATATGGATACTACCAAACCCTGGTGATGCTGGTTCATCATTAGGAGCAGCTGCAGCACACTTGGATAAAAGAATTAAATTTGATCATCCTTATTTAGGATATAATATTATAAAGGATATAAATGTTAAAAAAGTTGTTAAACATTTGCTTAAATACCATTTTTGTGGTATTGCTAATGGTCGTGCTGAGTTTGGCCCTAGGTCTCTCGGCAATCGTAGTCTTATTGCTGATCCCCGTATTGATCTTAAAGATACTATTAATAGTATTAAAAGAAGGCAAAAATATAGGCCTTTCGCCCCATGTATATTGGGAGAATTTAGAAAAGAGTATTTCAAAGGCCCGATGAATGAATATATGCAATTTGTATCAGAAGCAAAGCATGATTATAAATCTGTTACTCATATAGATGGTACTGCTAGAGTACAAGTTGTAAATAGTAATTGTAAATCTATAATAAGACCTATATTAGAAGAATGGTATGAACAGACTGGTTGTCCTATGCTACTTAATACTAGTCTAAATATTAAAGGTAAGCCTATGGTTAATGACGAAAAAGATTCTAAATCATTTGAGAGATTATACGGAGTTAAAGTATTCTAATGGAAAAGATATTAGTAAGCGGAGATAGTTGGTCTAATCCTAATTTTAAATCTCGGATGAATCCAGAATATAAACAAATAATGACTTGGTCAGACATGTTAGATGGTGATGTAACTAATATCTCAATTAATGGTTTAGATAATGTGTCAATAGTTAATAATGCATTAAAGTCAATATATGAAAATAAACCAGATAGAGTCGTTTTAGCTTTATCTTGTTGGTCAAGATATTCTACTCCTAACTATAGAATGAATCCACTTTTTTTATTCAACGTTGCGGTTAAAACAAAACAGATTGCTAACTATGAATATGATAAAAAAGAATATACCCGTATGCTTAGACACCTAGCTGGTATGATGGATACTACAATAGAAGAAGTGGATGATGTGTACGGGTTTGTAATACATTTTATGAAAAATTATATTCCTATGTTTGTATACAACACAAGTCTTGCTCTGATGAATATTATTCACATATGTAATCATTTAAAAATAAAGCTTCATATATTTCAAACTTTTAATGCTTTTTCTTGTGCTAAGGATTTAAATGATAACAGAACAGTATTTGAAAGAGAATTGATATCATCGGATCTTTTCCTAGACCTGTATGATAACAAAGCTGATTTAATAGGATACCCTTGGACATCAAGTGCTGGTGGATTTACTGCAGATTCAATACTTAATACTAAAGAGGATATTCTAGGTAATGGAGATGGCCATCCTAATCAAAACGGTCATAGAAAAATAGGAGAATGGTTTAATGCGTCATATACGGATTATGAAATATAAAATAAAGATGTTTATGAATAGATTAAAATTCTGGAGGAAGAAACCTGAAGCGCAAGTGTTTATCTATGAACAAGATGAATAGTTATCCCAGTTAAACACTTGTGGTCGATTTTGTCTTATAGGATTAAAACAGTCTATAATAAAATTAACCTCACAAGGTTTTAATCCTATACTGTTTAATGAATCTAAAAATTCATCTTTAAATTCTTCATACTCATTTTCAAACTGCTCATAAGCTTCCATAGGATCTTTTTTACTATTAGACCACTTAGGAATTCCTACTAACGCATTATATATTATATTGGCAAAAGAAAAATAATCGTCATTAGTAGATGATATAGGATAGTTATATAAACTTTCAAATGACTTGTAAAGATACTTTTTAGATCCTAGTGTATTACTAAACACATGAGAATCAGATACAACCCAGTCAAGATCAAAGTACATAAACTTATCACCATATGAAATGTTTTTAGGTTTAAAATCCTGTAATAATAAATTAAGAGGGTGAAATAATTCAAATATATTCTTTGTAAAATTATATAGTTCTCTTATTCTATCTAAACTCCAAAATAATCTATCCATATCATTTATTACTTTACCGTGGCACCATTCTTTTATCAGCCAACCTTTTTTTATATCATAGTCTATTAATTTAGGTATATGTTTATTTTTACCAACTCTAATTAGTAATTGTGTCTCTTGTATAGACTTTGTCTTATAACAAAAAATACCATTATCAATCTGTACTTTATATACATTACGATTGATAGATAAATTTGATAGAGCAGTATAGTCTTCAAGAATTACCATTAGTTATTATACCTATAAATACCAATATTATATATCATTATTTAGATTATAAATAGAATTACATTAGAAGCAAAGTTTGAATACCATCCCTCTCTATGAAACCGTTGGTTTATTATAACACATTTTCTTTGGTTTGTCTAGCCATAATCGCATTCTAAGGTAAAAAAAGATTATAAATAAGAGTAAGAAAACAGAAAATTTATGGGTATGATGCATGGCACAAGAAGAAACATTCACTATTGATAAAGGGTCTGATGTAGCCATTGAGATACATCTAATAGATAAAACTGGAGCAGCCAAAAATTTGGTTAACCATCAAATATCGGCTAAGATGAAAAAGAATTATAATAGCGATAGCGCTGAGACAACAAACTTTAATGCAATAGTTTCATCGCCAGCAACACAGGGTATAGTAACATTAGGTCTAAATAATACTCAGACAGAATCATTAAAGCCTGGAAAATATGTATATGATGTAGAAATGAGTTTTTTAGATAGTGATTCAAATACTATTATAGAACGAATTCTTGAGGGAAGAATTGTAGTAACACCTTCAGTAACAAGGTAGAATATAATGGCTATAATTGTTTCAGGATCTAAGACTCAAGTAAGAAAAATTATTATAGGAACGCCAGTAAAAAAGGTTACATCTGGTGCTTTTAGTATATCAAATTTAGGAGGTGTTGATGTCTCCGGCGCAGTAACTGGCGCAGTATTAGTATATGATGAAGATCAAGGCAAATTTATTGCCGATAAAACATTAGAAGATACAAACATAACAGGAGGCCAATACTGATGGCATCAATAATCAGAATTAAACGCAGTGCGACATCAGGTAATCCTACCACATTGGCTGCTGGAGAATTAGCATATTCATCATTAGCAGATAACGGTTCCAACGGCGGTGATCGTTTATACGTTGGTCATGGATCCGAGACTAACGGAGATGCTGCAAATCATGAAGTCATTGGTGGTAAGTTTTTTACAGACCAGTTAGATCATGCTAAAGGTACGCTAACAGCAAACTCAGCATTAATAGTAGATGCAAATAAAAAGATTAACGAATTACTAGTTGATAATATTACTATTGATGGTAATGCAATTACTTCAACAAATACAAATGGTGATATTACAGTAACTCCAAACGGATCTGGTAAGTCTGTCATAACAAACATCTACACAGATGCAAGTACATCTCTCCAAGAATATATTGAAGATATTTCTGGTGGTTCTGTAACTGCTGGAGAAGGTATCGATGTTGCATATGATGATGGAGCTGGTACAACTACAATATCTGGTGAAGATGCAAGTGTAACTAATAAAGGTATTGCTTCTTTTGCAACAGCAGACTTTAGTGTTGCCAGTGGTGCTGTTTCATTATCGGATACTGTTGTTAAAGCAGTTAGTACAGATGACGGTGCATTAACTGTTTCTTCACATGGATTCTCAATCCTTGGTGGAGAGGGAATGGATGTTACTCACTCTGGTACAACAATTACTGTTGCTGGTGAGGATGCAAGTTCAAGTAATAAAGGTGTTGCATCATTTAACTCAACAGACTTTACTGTTACTAGTGGTGCTGTTGCTGTAAATACTACTACACTTGGTACTACAGGACTTAATCCTGGTGAAACAGTTACAGACGTAGCTGGTCTTACATCTTTAATAGTTGATAACTTAAAGATGAATGGCAACACTCTGAGTTCTACAGATGGTTCTAATCAACTCTTTATTGACCCAGCTCCTGAAGATTCAGATGGTGGTGATTTAATCATCCGTGGTAACCTTACTGTTCAAGGTGTTCAGACTATCATTAACTCAACAACAATGTCTGTTAATGATCTTAACCTTGTACTTGCTGATAGTGCTGGTAGTGCTGCAGCTGCAGACGGTGCTGGTATTACTATTAATGGTGCTAATGCTACTATCTTATACAATGCTGGTACTAACCGCTTTGATATAAACAAATCAATTAATCTACCAACAGGATCTGACTTCTTAGTCAATGGTGTTGGTTTTGATGAAAGAGTTGATGATAGACTTTCTAATTTACTTCAAGAAGGTGAAGGAATTAACTTTAATTATGTAGATGCTTCTGACACTTTAACAATTTCTGCTGAAATAGCATCTTCATCTAACCTTGGTGTTGCTAAATTTAATACAGATAACTTTGATGTAACAGGTGCAGGTGATGTGACAATTACTGAAGTCAATGGCGGGACGTACTAAATAGTCTTAACAATTCGGTAAACACTAGGATTTTTATTCTAGTTCTAAATCTTTTTTAAGGGTCATTATGACGACAAAAATTATACATAAGAAAAGTTCGGTCGTAGCACGTGTACCTAGTGCAGGTGATTTAGAATATGGCGAAATAGCAATTAACTATGCTGACGGCCGTCTATATTATAAAAATAGTTCTAATCAGATTAAATCCTTTTTAGATTCAGACCAGATAGCTACTCTATTTGATGCAGAGCGTATTACTGATACAGTCTTTAATGTTGTTAATGGCGGTTCAAGTCAGTATGCTTTTACTGGAGATGGATTCTCTTCATCTGCTAATAACCCTACTCTATATCTTACCCGTGGTAAAACATATAAGTTTAATGTTAATGCTTCCGGTCACCCATTTCAAATAAGAGTAAGTAGTGGCGGTAGTGCATATAGTGACGGTGTAGTAAATAATGGTGCTCAAGTGGGTAGTGTTTTCTTTACTCCAGATATGGATGCACCCAACTCATTAGTATACCAATGTACAAACCACGCAGGTATGGTTGGTGACATTGTCATTGTTGACACTGCATTATTTGCTGCTGCAAGCCATAACCAAGCTTGGTCAACAATAACTAGCACACCAACAACAATCTCGGGTTATGGTATTACAGACGCTCAAGCTACATTGGTGTCTGGTACAAATATAAAAACCATTAACGGTACGTCAATACTAGGTTCTGGTAATATAACAACATCAGGTGGTCTTTCTAATATTGTAGAGG